ACAATTTATATGCCATGCAAAACCCATGATGATTATATGAATGCTTTATCAAACAAACCAAGTGAGGGTAAACCTTATCATGATGATGAAGATGATGATAAAAAGAAACCAAAGAAAAAAGAATTAGAAGAAGATAAAGATTGTTGCGATGGTACATGTGGTAAACATGAAACAGAAAAACAAACTTTTGTAGCAGAAATAAAATCTGAAGATGAGGGTATATTTTCTGGTTATGCTTCTACATTTGGTAATGTAGATAATGGTAATGATATAGTTGCCAAAGGAGCATTTACAAAAAGTTTAGCTGAAAGACCAGCAAACAAAGTAAAACTTTTATCACAACATAAAACAGATGAACCAATTGGAATTTTTACAGAAGTGTTTGAAGATTCAAAAGGTTTATTTGTAAGAGGTAAATTAGCATTAGGAACTCAAAAAGGTAGAGAAACTTATGAGTTAATGAAACTAGGAGCAATTGATGGTATGTCAATTGGTTTTAGAGCTAATCCTGAAAAACAAATTTACAATGAATCTAAAAGAACTAGAACTTTAAAAGAAGTACAGCTTTTAGAAATATCATTAGTAACTTTTCCAATGAATGAAAGAGCAATGGTTCAATCAGTCAAAGGAGAAAAAAGTATTCGTGAGTGGGAAACAATCCTGCGTGATGCTGGAGGTTTATCACGAACAGAGGCTAAAGTTGGTGCAAAAGCATTAATGGGAGCTTTAAATCATCGAGATGATGATACAAAACAGTTAGCTGATCTTATTTATAAGGTTGCTAACATTATATCAAACAAACAAACAAATATCTAGGAGGATATCATGGCTACATTAGATAATAATGAAGTTAAGTCTGCTGTTGAAGGTCTAGGTAAAGCGTTTGAGGAGTTTAAGCACACTCACCAAGAAGAACTAAAGCAAATTAAAGCTAAAGGTTCTGCTGATGTGATTACTTCTGACAAATTAAAAAGAATTGAAAAATCTCTTGATGATTTAGAAGATGTAAACCAAAAAGTGACTAAGCAAAAACTTGCTCAAGACGAACAAAAAGACCAACTCAACAGAATCGAAACTATGATTTCTAGACCAGATTTCGGAAAAGGTAACTTTGTTACTGAATCAAAAGAAATGGAAGTCTACAAAAGATGGTTGAGAGAGGGCAAAGAATCTCTAGGACCAGATGAACTTAAAGTTCTTACTGCGTCTAATGATAATACTGCTGGTTATCTTGCTCCACCTGAGTACGTGAGAGAGTTAATCAAAGGTATTGTTGAGATCAGTCCAATTAGATCAATTGCAAGAGTTAGAAGTACAACTAATAGATCAGTACAGATTCCAAAAAGAACGAGTACATTTGCAGCAACATTTGTTGCAGAGCAAGGAACTAGAAGTGAAACTACTGGCTATGCAGTAGGTCTAGAAGAAATACCAACACATGAATTATATGCGTTAGTAGACATTTCAGAGCAAGAGTTAGAAGATTCTGTCTTCAACCTTGAGCAAGAAATGTCATCAGAGTTTGCAGAGCAATTTGCAAAAGCTGAAGGTAATGCTTTCGTATCAGGTAATTCAGTTGGTAAACCTGAAGGAATAGTAACAAACTCATCTGTAGGTACAACTGCATCTGGTTCATCAGGAACTTTTGATGCTAATGCTTTAATTAGCTTGTATCATGCAGTAAAACCTGACTATTCTAGAAATGGAACTTTTGTATTTAACAGATCAACACTAGCTCTTATTAGAAAATTAAGAGATGGTGCTGGACAATACATTTTCCAAGCAGGATTCTCACTACAAGTTGGTGTTCCAAATACAATTTTAGGTGCGCCTTATGTTGAAGCAACAGATGTTGCTGACATAGGTTCTTCTGCAAAACCAGTAATTTTTGGTGATTTCAGAAGAGGGTACATGATTGTTGACAGAACTACACTTTCAGTAATGAGAGATCCATTCACTCAGGCAACATCAGGTAACGTAAGATACATTGCAAGAAGAAGAATTGGTGGACAGGTAATTTTACCTGAAGCTATTCAGATTCTACAATGTGGTGCGTAATTATATAGGAGGATATAAAAATGCAAGACGGAAAATCAGGCATAGCAATTGACGAAAGTTTAAATGCTATCGTAAAAGATGCAGATACAAATTGTACTGCAATTGATTCTCAAGGCTTTTCTTCTGTAGTACACGTTGTAAACGTAGGTGCGCCAGGAATAACATTCAGTACAACTAACAAGATTGATATTGAATTAGAACATTCTGACGACAATGCAACATTCACTGATGTAACATCTAATACAGATGTAACTGGAGGAACAGTTGATAGTAGTGGTGTTTTCCAAACTATTGATGCTAATGGTGACTGTAATGCAGTCTATGCTATTGGTTATGTAGGTGGAAAGAGATACTCTAGAGTAGTTTTAAACTATTCAGGTACTCATGGCACAGGAACTATTGTTGGAGTAGTTGGTGTTAAAGGAAGACCATTACATGGTCCAGCTTCATCACAAGCGAATCAATAATAATTATATAGTGTGGGGGAGCAATCCCCCATACTTTTAAAAAGGAGAATTTATGAAAAAAGTTAAAAAATTTTTTAAGAAACTCTGGAAGAAGATAGTTAAGAATTATATAGGAGGATAAAATGAAAATTAAAATGAATAAAGATGTGGTAGGTGCAGTTGATAATGGTGGTTCAACAATGCTTTACAAAGCAGGACAAACTTATCAAATGAACAGTAAATTAGAAATGGAAATGGCAACAGCTTGGTGTAATGATGGTAGAGCAGAAAAAAGTGTTGGTGAAAAAGCAACAAAAGTAGTCAATGAAATGGAAAAAAAAACTGAAAGCAAAGCAAAAAAAGTTATTAAAAAAATATTAGGCAAAAAAAAGAAATAGGAGTTGATAATGGTATATTCAGTAGTAAATACAGTTTCACTAGCAATAACAAACTCAAGTGCTAGTACATCTGCATTAGTAGTTCCATCAGGATTAATAAGAATTGCATCTACAACAAATGCTCATTTCAGTATTACAAGTACTACTGGGACTGCAACGAATGCAGATATGGTTATTGGTGCAGGACAAGAAGCAGTTTTTCAAGTAGATAATGGTTCTTTTGTAAATGCTATTAGAAATAGTGCAGATGGTAGAATGAGTATTAGTTGTGTAAGAGTTGGCAATCCAGTAGGTGAGTAATTACTATGGCAGGTCTAACTATAACAACAGCTTGGTCTGAAACAGCTATAACTTTAGCAGAAGCAAAAACACATTTACGTTTAGATGGTAGCGAAGATGATACTTATCTAAATGGTTTGATTTCTACTGCACAGTTTAATGCTGAAAAATATACAGGTAGATCAATTACAAATCAAACTTTGAAATTAAGTTTAGATGGATTACCTTATGCTAATGATGATAAATATTATCCAGAGGGTTTTTTTACTGCTCCTGATATAAACAGATCATTAAGTTATATTGTTTTACCAAGACCGCCTTTGGTATCAGTTACACATTTTAAATATTTTGATGAAGATAATACAGCAACAACATTTGCTACAAGTAATTATCATGTTGATACACAAGCTGAATCTGGTCGTATTGTACTCAAAAGAGGAAAAACATTTCCAAGTGCAAGTGATTTAAGAACTGTAAATGCTTATGAAATAACTTATGTTGCTGGTTATGGTTCAAGTAGAGATGATGTACCAACACCAATTAAACAAGCAATAAAATTATTAGTAGCACATCTTTATGAAAATAGAGAAGCTGTTACAAAAGATAGTGCTAATGCAATACCTTATACAATTATGGGTATGCTTGATCCATACAAGGTAAAAAGATTAAATGCTACATTAGGAGGGTAACATGCCAGGAGTATCCCAAATAGGTAGATTAAGAAACAAGGTAACTTTTAAAACAACATCATTATCAGCAGATAGTTATGGTGGTTTTACAAAAGCAAACAATTCTTACTTTACAGCTTTTGCAGAAATAAAACCAAAGGTAGCACAGGACAGAGTACAAGGTGATCAACAAGTAAGTCCACAAAGATTTGATGTAATTATAAGATACAGAAGTGATAAGACAGCTTTGAATACAGATTATATTATGACTTTTGATTCTGTTGATTACAATATTGTTTCAATAGAAAACCCAAACTACTATGACAGATATTTAAAACTTGTTGTAGAAAAGGATGTAGCAATATGATTATTGAAGTTAATATTAAAGATTTTAAAAAAGTAGAACAAGCTATGCAAGAACTTGTTAATAATGTTGGTAAACCATTTGAACAAGTCATAGAGGGTGGTGGACAAGAAATAAGAAAAGAAGCAGTAAGAAGTATTCAGCAAGAC